GATACCAGCTAATGATCCAGTTCCTCCAATGTGCATAGCTGTCCAAGTATTCAACCATGCGGAAGGAGCGCCACGAACGGCGACATTCCCACCCGTCAGCCGCATGATCTCTGCGTTGTTGGAGCCGAGGATGAGGGGGTAGTTGTCGTAGGTAAAAATGCGCAACCCGTTGGAGTTGCCGTTGGAAACAAGTACCCCGCTATCAGGCTGAAAAAGCAACCCAGCAACGGGAGTAAAGGAATGATTGAATTGCTCCATCGCCGTAACCTGAGAACCATAGTAGCACGAAAAAGCGCTACGAGCAGCAGTGCCAGCGGTATCATTCCGCGAAACAACCTCGGTAAGTCCATTCTGCGAAACCATTATTGATAACGGCAGGTTCGCCGTCGCCACATTCGCCCCGATATAGGCACCGCTCGCATTGAAATTCATCGCCCCAATCAGCCCCGTCGCCCCGTTGACCTTGCCAGTCGAGGTGATACCGATGGAGTCTATGCGCCCCCACTCGGCTGATACCCCGCCGAAAATAAATGGCGCTCCCCCTGCCGATTGAAACGCAAGCCCAATAGTCGAATTCGTTGATATTTTTGCGAGGCTATTATTTGATAGGCCGTATATCGTTCCGCCAAAATTTGAACCATACACAACGCTGGCCAAATACTTTGATGCGTCATTCATTGCCTGAAACTGCGCATATCCGGTATTGGTCGTATGGGACAATTCAACCGTAGAAACTCCACCTGACCCCTGCGCAACGGTAATCTTCCCACCAGCACCGTCTATTGAAACAGTACCTCCGCCAATAATTCCGGTAGATGCTAACTTCGTGAGTTGAATAGCAGCAGCATTATCCACATCCGCATTAACTAGAAGCGAGGTTGTCAGCTTCCCGGTTGATACAGCAACATGCACAAGACCTGAAGCAGATGCAAGGTACGAAGAGTACAACGAGCCATCCCCATTCATCGATAGCAATGACGCCCCATTTGTCTGCCAATCATACGCCTTATCGGCGGCTACAAGTCCGGTTATTCCAAGTCCAGATTTCTTCCCGGTATTGAATATCATGGCAGCATATGAGGCGCTTGATACAGCTTCAAATGCGTCAAGTTGCAAAGCACCATACAAACCTGACACGTCATTAGACGCACCGCGAATGCGAAGACCGCCAGCACTTCTAGCCGTTCCGGTATTGATCGAATCAATGAGGGCGAACGCACTTGTCGGAAGCAGGTTAGTCATACCATGCGCGAGGCTGGGCGTTCTCAGCAGCATCATCGCCGCGTTATTCGTCGCATCGCCGTAGAGCAGGTCTACCGTCGCCACCGTTGAGACAGGGGCGAGTCCGAGGCCGACCGCGCCAGCCGAATGTCTCAGCGGTGAATCACCCCAGGTTGTCGATGTTAGGGCGGCAGCGAGGGTGCCGGGGGTGACACCGTGGGCGAGGGGGGAGCTACCGTTGACACCAGCCAACAGCGCGGCAAGATCGGCGTTCATCTTGGCGGCATCGTTGCAGCCAACATTCGTGAGAGGGTAGTATGGGAGAGTGGCCATATCAGTTTTGGTCTAGGAAATTAGAGAACGACCAAATATTTTTGGTGTCGATTTTCAGGTCTTTTCGCTCTGGAAAGTATACCGTATTATCCTTCACCGGCGACCACTCAAACTCTTTGCTGATGAAGTTTCCAAGATAGGGTTTCGCTACTTTCAAAATATACTCGTGGTCGATATCTTCAGGGTCAACAATTCCAGCCGTAGGGTTTTCCAACATCCAGCAAATTGCCGACACCACGCCGATAGCGACCTGTACAGTAGTGGCGTTCTGTAGCGGCACGAGGTTGCACGCATCCTCGATGTTCAACGACGAACCACACCACCACACGTGCTTATCATCGTAACCGCCTATCATGCACCCCAGAGTGTCGGCCCCGCCGCTGATGTCGTTGTCATAGGCGATACGCTGCCTTGGCAGGCACTTGTAGTCATTTGCCCTGAGTTCCTGAAGCGAGGCCATTGTAGAGTCACACGCCAAATAGCAATAGTACACCGTTGGCCGGTATTTGCCATCCTTGGTGGTCAGGAAATCGCTGATCGTGTACGCCTCACCGTGCCGAATGAGTACGCCGATAATCTGCCCGTTTTGGCTGATCGGTTCGGTCTTATCTTCGCCGGTAGCCTGCGTTTTCTTCATCTCGTCCGTGGGCGGCACAAATCCCCGCACTCGTGTGTTCATCCCCATCTGATGCAAGAATATCTGATTCTTGGGGCCAACGGCGGGCACAGTGGCACCCATCGGTGGTTCGCCCTCGTGAGTACCCCACCCAAGCTCTGCCGGGCTTGTAGCCTCTTCCAGGAGGCCCAAACATGACCACGTACCGATAAACTCCCCCGGTTCCCGTGGTTGCAGCACAATCTGGGTGTCGCGTTCGGTGTCCAGCACAACTTTTACGCCCAAATCCCGCGCCAATTCGGCAAAATCACCGTTGAACTTCTTTTTCTTGGCCTTTGCCAAGTCCATGAGCCCCTTTTTGGCGAATGTCGAGATAAGGCCGGGGTTGGCACCCATTTCGAGGCAGGCGGTGGTCGCATTTTTCGGCCAGCCCTTGAGTAGTGCGTTGATCTCCATGCGGCGAGCGTACAGGCTCTTGTCGTAGGCGCTGCGCTTGTCAAAACCGCCGTCTGTGAAGTCCCATTCCTCGATGCTGGTATTGATGTACATCACCTTGTTGTCGCGGCACCACTTGAGTATCTCGATGCACGATATGTCATACGCGAGGTCGATGCACAAGTCACCTTCCGATAGGTGAGAGTTCATCACCTCTTCAAAGTTCTCTTTGACAATCTGAATCTGCTCGAATGTCGCGCCTTCGTCTATCCAGTTTTGCAGCACTTCGGTGCGGTCGAGCATGTCGATGAGCGTCACCTGCGCCATGTTCAGGTTAAGGTGCGATATTAGTACCGGGAACATGCACTCGAATACGCTGCCGGTGCCGATGCACACCACACGGTTAGCAAAGTCATGCTGCTTAATGGCAACAGGCGCGGGCTGCGCGGGCAACTTCGGCTCTACCTCGCCCTCGTGTCCGTTCGGCACGATCTCGGGCGGCTGCGGGTTCACCGGCTGCTTGTTCTTCGTGGCAAGCGCCATCATTACGTCAATGCCCTTGGGCTGTTTGTTCATTTGGATGCCTTAGATAATTCAGAAATTATTGCGGGCAGCGCCGATGCTTCGGCGGAAGTCGATCCGAATCCTTGCTTGAATTTATCCTTAATTGATCCACCATATTCTGGCACTGATTTTAGAGCCATGCCGCCAGCCTTTTGCAACATTCCTGAACCGAATCCCATGCCAGCCAGTGCCCCGGTAATCAGCCCAGCCGTTTGCTCTTCGGGCGTGTCGCCAGACAATGCGAACCCGGCCCCGGCCCCGGCAACACCACCGGCCACCGTCTTTTCGAGTGGGTTGAATCCACGCTTGACCAAGAAGCGGGCCATGAGGTTCACGCCATACGCACCACTGGCAGCAGCACCGACAGCGGCGGGCAACGCGCTTATCAGGCCTTGTCCGGCAGCATGGCCGCCGACACCGCCAGCGATAGCCTCACCAGCGGGAATGAGCAGGCTCCAAACAGCCGCACCCGTTCCGCTCGGGTTGGTATCGGTAATCAGATTGAACTTGTCGGCCCGTGCCCGGCGCAACCCGCGCACCACATCGACAAGCTGATTGGCCTTGTCATCGCCCAAGATCATTCTCAGCGCCCGGCCATTGTACTGCTTGATGTTGTTGGCGAGCTTGTTCACCGATATATCGCCGCTGGAATTGAGTATCGAGCGGTCGATAAGCCGCGCCATGAGTCCGGTGCGAAGATTCTGCCGTGTGTCTTCATCCATGAGCTTCATCACGACCGACGTTTTGCTCATGTTCGACGGCTTCAACAGGTTGTCGAGAGGTTTGGTCACATCGACAAATCCGGCCTCATCGACACCCTTGTTGTACCCGCTTAGCTTGGCCGTCACATCGCGGATGTCTTTCGTTGCGGCAAAGAAGCGGTTCACATCTTTCAACTGCTTCACGCCATCTTCACCGGCAATCTTGGCGATGTGCGCAACTTCGGCATCAACGAGAGTGCCGTAAAGCGCCTTGTACGCCTCGCGGTCGTTATGGCCCAGCTTGTACGCATCCGGCCCAAAAGCCAAATCGCCGACCTGAGTTTTGATCGTGCGCAACAGGCTGTATTTATCGGGCGTTTTTGCAATGCCTATATTGCTAACCTGTGCAACAATATCCCCGATACTCTGAGCGACGGAAGATGTGACGCCGGTCGGCATCTCCTTGCCAACAACAAAGCCGCTTTCATCGAAGATCGGAAACTTGGCATTGATGCGCTTCTTGGCCTCTTGGCCTACCGCGTAGCCGTCGATTTCAAGCTTGTTCCCGGCCTTGACAATCGTTCCGTACATATCGCGGAATCCCGTATCGAGCTTTTGCACCGTGCCCTGCAATCCGGCCTGAATCTTCGCCGCTAAGTCTTCGGGTGCAATTTGACCCAATTTCCCGCCAGAAATGCTCTCCAATGCGGTTTTTACCGCATCCGACGCCTGCCGCTTTTGAGCTGTCATTACGCCAACGCCGCCCGGTAACGTCTGCGCCACTTTCTCGACCGCGCCAAGGGCCGCAGGAGCCACGTTGCCGCCAAGGGGTGTCAATGCCTGGCTGCGCGTCAAAGGTATGCCAGAACGAGCCGCAGCCGCGTTCTCTGCCTCCATAGCGGGCGTTGCACCCTTGCCTGCCAGAACACGGGCCGCAATGTCACCGGCAGACCTTGGCTTGGTTACCGCGCTTTTGACCAAATCGAGCAGCGTTTTTGGTTGAGTGGTTGCCTTGGCTGCGGCGGTCAGCACTTCCGGCGCTGTTTTGGTAGCCGTCCGTTTGGCAACGTCGGCAAGATAGGCCGCGCCCTTGGTTTCAGCCCCGCCAACGGGCAAAACAGACAGAATATCCATCAGGTCAGCTTTAAGTTCATCGGGCTTATCGTATCCAAGGCCGGGAGCGATGGATTCTACACCCTTGCCTATCTGGTCAGTTACAATGCCGACGCCCTCTTTGATGGCCGGAACCTTGGCAAGCCCGCCAACGACCTTTTTAGCCAAATTACCAGCCCCGGTGCCCGCTGCCTTGACGCCGGGTATCTTCCCGGCCAAACCACCGGCATCCTTCAAAATCTGCATCAGGAAGTCAACGCCGCCACCGGCCACCTGCGCCCCGGTGCGGATGAGGGGCCGCGCAAGTTCAGTATTCGGGCCCGCCCATGCGTCGGCTACGGTCTGTGCGCGGCGGTCGAACTTGTTGTAAAGATCGTCCGTTGGTTGTGGCTGGTTGGCTGTTCCGATAGTTGCCGGAATACCGGGAGTATCATAGACGATGCGGCCACTCGATGCAGCCGGGGATACCGATGGCGTAACATTCGGGGTATCGTAGACTATTGCCATGTTGCGGGCCTCCCGGCAACGATTATCTTGTCTCCCGCCTGAATTTCGTGTCTTGTCGCTGCCACTTCTGCCTCTGCTTCAGTCGCAAACGATTTGATTGTTACCGGGTTAGGGTTCTGGTCGAGCGCCCCCATTGCCTTGCTGTACCAATCGGGATGCCGCGAAATTAGGCCGGGGTAGCTCGCCTCCGCCACGCCCGCATTCTTCGATATGATGTCGTTGTCAACCTGTTTCAGGCCGAGAATAACCGCCTTGAGTTGCGCCCGAATATCGGGATTGTTGTACTTTTGCGGGTCGCCGGTGAGGTACTGCCACTTCGCGGCAAGGTCAGCGCCAAGGCTGTTTTGATACCCCTCTTTCAACTGTTCGGAGTGAGGCACGCCGCCGTTCATGATGCCGTACAAATCGGGTTGAACAAGCTGCTTGATAGCGTCAACCGAAGAATTAGGATCATTGAGAATGGCAAGCGCACGGTCTGCCCGCATGTTGGCAAGCGCGGCCACACCTACCGCCGACCGGCTCGAAGCGTGCAACGGGCTGATGAGGTTCATAAACTTGGGCCATGCGCCCTCATCGAATTGCTGCTGCTTCTGACTGATAACGAGCCCGCCGTGTTCGTCGAATTGCACCGTCTTTGCCGGATGGTGATTCTTCCACGCTTGTTCCATGTCGGCTTTTTTCTCATCGGTCGTCTGTTGGAAACCGGCATCGTGTAACTCTGTTTTTTGTCCTACAGAAGTGGCCGCCGCATCGCGTATCTTCCGATAACCAGCAGGATCATTTGCCCACATTGAGGCGTTGCCATAGACTTGAGGGTGTGCCGCAATGTCGGCAACCTCTTCGGTGGTCAACGGCATTGTTTGTTTTCTCGTTGCCAGCTTACCGGCATACGAGAGAATCTCTGACGGGTCGCCGTACTTCATCGCTATCTGCGCCACCTGTTTGTCGGCGTCGGGCGCGTTCATATCCACGGCGGCGAGTTCTTTGCGCAACGCGCTCTCATTCGCCGTCTTCTGCCCCGTCACCTTCTCGGCAATCGCGTCTTTCTTCGCCCGTCTCTCGCGGTCGGCTTGCTGTACCAGGAAATCGCGCTGCCCCATTGCGACCGTGCCGGGGCTCTTCCCCTGAGTGGCAACGCTTTCTAGGGCAGCGAGCGCCGGGAGCACAACCTTCATCATTCCTTCGTTGCTCGAAATGTAGTCGAGGAAGTTTGAGGCCTTCTCGGGTTCCATCTGCGTTGCTTTAACGACCGGAACGTCAGACGAAACGGTTTCGGGAGCGGTTTCTGGTTTCCACGATGTGAAGTCCGGAGTTGCCGGTTCTGATGGCGTTGCTATCGGCGTTGCCGTCGCGTCTGCTGGTGCTGGATCAATGCCAAGCCGACGCCTTTGTGCATCAACCTTCGCCCTCACATCGTCGATGGTCGGCAGCGTCGCGTTTGGAATGCTTGATGTATCAACGATTGCCATATTTGAACCTCATGCCGGTTGAATATCGGAAGAAGCATCAGGAGACTGATCCGTGTTCTGCCAAGATGGCGGCGGCGTCTTTTTCAACAGATTGCCGAATGCGTCGAGCTTGCCGCTCAAATAGTCGGGCAATCCTGACTGTCCCGCCGCATTGAGAACGCCGCCGAGAACCTTTGAGCCGCTCAAATCGGGTTGGTCAATCACATGAGTATTTTCGGCTCGGCTTGACTCCGGCGTTCTGTTGTATGCAGATTGTTTCAGCACGCGGGCCAGGGCGTCGGCCTTGGCAAGTTGCATAGTTCTGTCTACATTCTCTTGCTGAATGTTTTTATTCTCAAGAGCCTGCTTGTTTGTTTGTTTCTCATATTCAGATTGCTTGTTCGCGTTGTTCACCGCACTTGCGGCCTCTGTTATGAGAGAAAGAATCGCCATTATTGGAAGAGCCATTATGATACTCCTTTTACCAGCCAAACAGTTTCAACAGGTCTTGTATACCAGTGCCAACCGGGTTGACAATGTAGCTTATCGTTCTGTCGGCAGTATTGTTGCCCGTCGATAACCCTCCATTGCCAAGGGTCAGAGACAGCGCCGACTTCGTGCCTTCGTTGACAATGGTGTTCGGGTTGCCGCCAAACATGCTGAAATTGTTTCCGTACGGGTTGAACTTGCCGCCTGAAACCCAATCACCAGCTTGGTGCCAGCCGTCACGAGCGCCGCCTGTTTTTGTGTTGTATACCTCGATCTTGTTTCCGCTTCCGTCAACGAGGTAAGTTATCTGTGTATCAACTTGGTCGTACTTGCCAAGCCCTTCGTTCCAAGCGCCGTTCCGTTTTTCTGAATCCTGTTGTACTGTGTAATCGCCTGCCGGAACTGGCTGGCCCTTAACATCAACGAGCGGTGTGCCCTGTTGCGGCTGAACCTCGACTTTATTTCCCGGCACCACCGTTCCAAGATCATTCGTTGATTTTACTGTCTTCCACGTTCCGCTCAAATCTTCCACCATCGAGCTTTGTACTTTGTACTGAGTACCATCAGCACCTTGCAGGTACGTGGTGTTGTAGTGGTTTCCATCGGTTCCGGTTTCCGCAACAACATTAGTCGAGTAATTGCCCGGGGGAATAGCCTTGCCGGTAGAATCTACGGTACCAGCGGCAACGGCGGCGGTATCCCCCGAATGGAGCGTAGAGAATCCGGTTCCTGCCGCGACATTGACGGTCTGCGCGGTGTATGCCGTTTGCCCTTGTGGCGTAATCCCGAATTGCGAAAAAAGCTCGTTCAGGGCCGGTGCGTATTGAGATGTTCCTATCAGGTTGCTCAAGCCAGTTATCATCGTGTCTTGATATTTCTGTAGGTTGTCGGCCTTGGTTTTCAGATCGGTTAGGGCTTGCCCACCCTGCCCGCCTTGATAAGCCATTTGGGCTATCGGGTCGCTTGCCATGTCCTGCTGCTGCTGTGCCGTCAACGGGGTCTTGCTTGCGCCAAGAGCCTGCCAGTACGTTACCTTATTGTCGTTCAGAATCTTCGTTTGTGCCGCCGCCGCCGTAATGTTGCCCTGCAACGAGATATTACCCGATGTTGCCGCTTCGCTCTCAGCCTGCATCGCACCCTTCCAAGCGCGGTCAATCGTCGCCTGATCCCACCCGCCCTGAGTCGCCCACCTTTGGAAGTCCTGCTGACTGTTAAACTCGCGGGCGCTTTCAGCGAGCTTCTGGCTGTTCTGGTCGAGCCCCTGCTGCGTTAATGCACGGTCAAAGTCGTTTTGGCTCGACTGCCACTTCTGCACCTGTTCTGTCTCGGCCATTTTCTGGCCTGCCGCGAGCTTCTGAGACAGTGCCGCTGCCCGTTGCGTTCCAAACTGCGTCGAAACGTCGTTCTGGGCCTTCCGAAGTGCCTCATCGATGATTCCGCTATCGGTTATACCCCTGGCCGCCATCTCGCCCCTAATCGCGTCCTGCTGCTGTTTAAGGGCAGCTGCTTCTTGGGCGTCGATCTGGCCTATGGCAACATCGTACTGGCCTTGGGCGGCCTCTTTGGCCTTGTCTTCTGGCGTTTGCGCGGTGCTAACCGCTCCCGGCGCGGCCTTGACACCCTGACCCTGCGATTCCGCTAGGTTTTCGGCGGGCGTCTGCGTGGCGTAGTGCTGTTGTGCGCGGGCCAGTTCAAGCGCCTTGGAGTCAACGGCGGGAGCCCCCTGTCCCTGGGACTCGGCGGCGTTCTGTTCGGGCGTGCGCGTGGCATACGCGGCCTGCGCCCTTGCCAGTGCGCCCTTGCGATTGGCGGCGGCAACGGCGGCGGCTTGCTGTTGCTCGGGAGTCTGCTGGCCAGTAGGTTGTGCCTGAGTAGCCACGACCGCACCGCCGGCACCGATCTGACCACGGGCGCTCACCGGAGCGGCAGGAACCTTGACACCCTGACCCTGCGATTCCGCCAATGTCTGAGCCGGTGTTTTGGTTGCGTATGCAGCTTGGGCGCGGGCCAGCGCGGCTTTCTTATCAATCGCCGCTTGGTCTATGACTGGTTGGGCCTTTTTTGCCACAGAAGCAACGCCAGAGTCAATGTTTATGCCAAAAAAATCATTTGCCATGTTGTTTCCTTTTTACTTCGCCATTGCTCGTTGCATTGCGGCTTGCTTCGCGGCCATTTGATCCTGTGCCATCTGCCCTCCACCGGCCTGCTGCATCGCCTGGGTTTTCATATAATCTGCCTGTTGCTGTTGACCGCCAGCACCGGCATTCTGTTGAGCATAAAACGCCTGAGCGCGTTGAAGCTCGGCCTGCTTATCAAACGGTTGTGCCCCCGCTGCGTTCTTTGCGGCGTTCATTTGGGCCTGCTGTTGGCTTGAAAGCATTCCCGTACCTTGATACTGCGCCATTTGTTGGGCGGCCTGATTCTTCATTGCTGTGTCAGCGGCTCCTTGGAAAGCTCCGCTTTGCTGTTGCAATGCCGCATTCTTTGCCGCCGTATCGGCCATGCCTTGAGCCGAACCGTTCTGCTGTTGTGCAGCCTGATTTTTCTGGTACATCGCCGAAGCTCCGGCGCTTGGAGCGGCATTCCTTTGCGCGTATTGGGCTGCAAATTGTGGATTTACCCCAATACGACTCTGGCTGCGAGGGTCGCCGCCGCGAGGATTCGGAGTTCCAGCCGGTTGCATATTCGGAGGTATCATCGCTCCGCCCCTTGGGGCAAGGTTTGCACTCTGCCTAGCAGCAGAAGACTTCTGCGCCCTGTCCTGCATCATTTGTACGCCTAATGTTTGTGCCATTATCGAGCTCCTTTGATCGTATACCGTAGCGTAATATCGTGAATCTTGAAATGTGCATCAGTAGCGAACACCTCGAACTTAAACTGAATTTTCTTAGATACGCTCGCCCGCAACACAAGGCGCGTGGTGCTCCGGTTCGCGCCTGAGTTCCACGTCCCGGCACCCCATACGCTGGTTCCCCAATACGTTGCCGTGCCCGCCATGTTGATGGTGTCACTCTGCCCGGCCTCGTTCTTGGCGTCATTGATGTACGTCACGTTGAGAATGGCGGCGGTATTTGCATACGTGATGTCGATGAAGCGCCACACCTTCGTAGAGTCCCGGTGTTTCTCATCGCCGGTGATCTCGGGCGTGTAATAATACGAGTCTATCGGTGATCCCGCGTTGTCGAGGCCGGTCAACAGTTGGTATACCTGCCCGTCGTTGGCCGAAGACCCGGCAACGAGCATGCCCGCATGGTTGACCATGCAATTCACGGTCGGGGCGCTGATCGGGAACCATGAGCCCTTGGTATGGTCGGGCTGTGTGGCAATCATGTAGTCGTATATGTAAATCTTGTTGTTCGTTGTCTGCGTCGATCCACTCGGTACGGCAATGAATATCTTGTTCTGGAAATTGATAGCCGCCGCCTTGGGAAGCGCCGAGTTGTTCAGCGTCAGGATATCTGGCTCGATATCGAAGCTCTGACTGTCAACGCTGAACTTGCCTATTGTGCCGTCTGCCGCCGATTGCGCCAAGTCCTGACCGGTGAATGCGTACCACCCGGTTTTCGCAAGGTAGTATGCGAGGTGGTTGGCGAATATAATTGTCTTGTCGCTCTGCGTCGAGAAGTAACACGGCGTACCCATGAGCGACCAGTTTGTAGGGTCAGAGAGTCCGGTAGTATCCGGCATGTAGAGAATCCAGATACGCCCGTTGCCGAATCCGTCGTTCTTGTGAATGGCAACCGTGGTGCCGAACACCGACAGCCCGGTAATCGGGTAGCCGTCACCCTTGCCGACGTCGAGGAAGTTCAGAGCGGGCCACACTTCACGCTGACCCTGCTTGCTCCAATAGATGCGCTGCGGATTGTTGGCATCGCCCGATGCAAACAAGTACCCATTGGCATCAACGACATATTTCACTTTCGGCATAACGCCGTTATCGGTCGGAGCAGCCGCAACGAGCGCCGAATCTGCCACATTGTCGGTGTATGCCGTCACGCCGTTGCTTATCGAAGTCACCTTCCACGGAATGCCAGCCGCACCCGCCGTATTGCGGTACAGATTATAGCTGTTCACTCCGTAAGACAAGGGAGCGGTCGGTATTCCGCCCAAGGCAATCTGCTTTGAAGCCACAGCAAAAGAATTACTAGCCAAGGCATAATTACCCTCCACGCCCGCCGTGTTTACCATAGTAAGCCAGTATGTGAACGTGCCCGATAGCACGCCCGCCGCACCGCTCGCCATGCTCAGATTGGCAGTCGGTGCCGTTACGCCGTAGCGGGTGAACACTGTGCCATCCCACTTATATGCGTAGACGTTGCCGTTGACCATCAGCGCCTTGCCGTCCGTGGTCAGAAACCGCACGTCACTGCCCGAAGTGAACAAGCTCAAAGCAGAAGGAACGGATGCAAACGTAGCGGCGGTAGTCGCTGATTGTGCGGTCGAGTAGAACAGCGAGCCGCCACACACGGCCAGCAAATACGGCGAGCCGATAACCGGTGCAAAGCTGTGAATGCCATCTATCGGCGCACTGCCAAGGCCGGATGCGAAGGTAACGTATCCCGGTATGGTTTCGATAGCACCGTAGTCATCCGTCCAGACATTCGACAACGACGGCGATTGATTGAGCGGCAATTCGGTAGCTTGGGCCTTGGTGTTCAACCCGCCGTCCCACACCTTGATAAGCAGGGGCGTCTTGTAATCGGTGCCAGTCCATACCGCGCGGGCCATGTTACACCATCCCGAAATCTGAATCGGGGTAACTGTCTATGTCCTTGACAAACGCAATTGAATCATTCTGCTTGAACTTGGCCCACTCCGTTTCTGCCTTCACAAGGTTTGCATTCCACTGTGCGGTATAGAACTGCGTTCGCCCAATGTCCTGATCCTTGGCATAGATGCGCCACAAGGCGTAGTCAATCAGGTACGCATGAAACAGGTCGGGAATGGTGAATACCGTTGACGCGCTTGTCAGATACGCGGGTGTCTGAATGCCGTAGATGCGGATAGTCTGCGCGGCGGTCGGCGTCGGGTACAGCCCAATGTTGGAACCGAAGCGGTAGTAGTACCAGGCGTTGCCGGTGCTCTGCTGCCCGTAGTACACATCCATCGCCTCGATGCCGCGAAAGTCGATCTTCTTCAGGCGGTAATTGTACCAGATGATCCGCGAGATGTATGTAAACGACGAAGGGACAACATACTCCTGTTGTCCTATCACGGTGACAAGCGAGGTATCAACTACTTCGGCGCATTGAATCTTTTTGTTGAGTTCACACTCGGCAAGCCATAAGTAGTTGTATACCTCATCAGCCGATACGAAGTTTCCGCTTGCATCGTTAAACTGATTGGTTACTGTTTGATACGCCTGCGCTGGTGTCAACGGATGCCACCTTTTCTTTATGTGAACGCATGTGCAACTTCAACTGCTGCTTGCTCGGAAACTCGCGGTCGCAATCGACGCATGCCCAAACCTTCTCGGATGCGGTCTTGTCATCACCCTTGACCTGATCGGTGTGCGTTTCGAGGTGTTTGTCGAGCTCCTTTTGCGAGCCGAACGTCTGCCCGTCGCGCTGGCACTTGAACGTCTGAAGCTGGTCTTCCGTGCCGAGCCGCTCGATCTCCACCGGCCACAACACACCCTTGCCGGGATAGTGCCCTTGAACGGCAACGGCCTCGTCCAGCGACATTGTTATGAACTTCCTCGCCTCGATGTCATACGACTTCTCGTTGACTTCCGCGTGAAAGTGAGCGTCCGACCGATTCCACAACCTTGCTTTGATTCCTGCCATACCATCCCCCTTTGTTGAATTACCAATGCAGATGCACGATAGGCGAATACGTTGCCGTAGCCGCCGTGCTGACCTCGAATTTCAGGTACTTGCAATACGATCCAGGCGTAATGAATATCAGCTTGTTGCCATTCGACAGCGGGGCCTCGAAGTCGGCCATGCCGAACGCCGCGCTGTATGATTCAGACAGAACGACGCGCCGGTACGTCCCGGTGAGCGTTGATGCCGCATTGACATACACGTTCGCCTGAGCATCGGACAACCCGACCGAGAACGTCGGCACTTCGAGCAACACATGATGGCATCCGCACACGTCAACGCCCGTGCCGCACATCGTAGAGCCGACCGCAACGGTCAACGTCTGTACTTTGTATTTGTCAAGACCGAACATAATTGCTCCTTAGTTGCCGATGGCGAATACATGGTAATCGTCGCCGCTGGTCGCGCTGCCAATCGTGATCGTTGACGCGCTTGACCATGTAATGTTGCCGTATCCGCTGGTCATCGACATGGGAACCACGGCGGCAAACTTCAAGTTGGTCAACCCGACGACGAACGACGACTCAACCGCGTTGCACGTGACTTTGCCGTATGTAACCCTGTCGTTGCCGTACACCGTGCTGGTATACATTGACGACTGAACTGTCCATGATGCGCCTGCCATAGCAATCTCCTTTAGTAAATGAACCTGATCTGGTTTGTGTCCTTTGCAATGTTCTCCATCTCCGAATGACAGCAGTACATGTGCAAGAAGTCTTCGAGAAGCATCTGCGTAATCTGCCGCATGTTGCCCTCGTTGTACGCGCCGAGAATACCGCCCTCTGTGCAATTCACAAGAATAGGCGGCTTGCCGAGGTGCCCGCCGAGAGCGAAATACTCGAAGATGTTCTTGAAGTTGATGTACGACGGCCACGCATACACGCGATTGCCCCACACATCCGTACACGCCTGCACGCCTGCGAACTTCGTATCATAAGGCGAGTCAAAAGGATGGAACTTCCTCGTATAGTCGAACGCGAAATCGGCCCCGATAAATGCAATCGGCATACATCCGAGAATTGCCCGCGCATGGTACAAACAAGCTCCGAGCGTATTCCCGCCGACATTGTAGGCGAGGATAAACTTCGTGATCTTATTGTATGCGTCGATATATTCCTTGTTCGGCACCATCGCGTTGAACCACAGTATGCGGCCCTTCCACTTGTCAATCAGCTTCGGGTTGCCGCACACCGATGTAACGAGCGTCTTATCCGCCGACCTGTCCCAATACCACTGTTCCGGCTTGCTTCCGCCCTGGTACATCTCGGATACCGTGATTTCCCCGGCGTCAAGGTTGACATAGCTGTCAACATCAATGCCGAGGTCTTCAAAGTACCCGAAGTTGTGCAGGCACGAAACAAGCGGAATTTCTTTCGGCTTGTTCAACAGGTGATGCGCATTTCTCTTGAGCGACGGGCCACTACCGGCCACGATTGCCGGGTGGTACTCGTACTTCTTGAAGTCGTTCATCACTGAGTTTGCGAGGAAGTCGTACTTTGCCGCGTTCGTCGCTACGTGATCCAGCCACACCGGCGACCAGCTTGCAACCGTTACGCCGTCGTTGCGGCACGCATTGGTATACAACTGTTCGGGCGGGCAGGGCGGGCCGTCGATAGAGCCCTGATACTGCAACACCATTGGCACCGATCCGGCGAGCTTCGCCTTGAGAGCATCGCGCTCTTCGCGTAGCCCAGCAATAACAACGGCGGGATCACCATCCGTTGCGGTCGGTTGAGAAATAACCTGTTCAGTAGCCGTAGAGTCCAAAGTACCCTCGCTCATCACTCCCCCCTTGTGAAAAGAAAACGGGGTCAGCAACGACCGGGATCACCAAAGGGGGGTGATCCTCAGCCGTCGCCTTCCCCAATATCACTTAGTCAAGAATGCAGCTGTTCAGCCACACCTGGCCGCTGGCACTCTCTGCCATTGCGGTGGTGGCGACACCACACTGCCCGGCGCGGGCCGTCTGCCCGGTGCAGATCGTTCCGGCAGTCACGATGACACCGGTGAACGCACCGGCAGTTGACAGCGCGACACCGTTACCCAGTGCGGCGGCAATGACACCGGCCCCGGCACCCATCGAGATGCTGACCGGGCCTTTGACCGCGATCCAGCCGTAGCAGCTGGTCTTCAGGTCGGTGTGTTTGACCACACCGGCGCAGAGGTCGCCGAGGACAGAAGTCACGACCACCGTGTACGCACTGTTGGCACTGATGATGACACCGGCACCGACAACGGCAGTCGTTCCGCCATTGTAGACGTACACGTACTTGTTGGTTCCGTCAGTCCGAGTCGATCCGAGCGCAACGCTGTTTGTCGCCGTGACAGCGGATACGCTTTCCATGTAGAGCATTGGTCCTGCATTCGACATATCAAAACTCCTTGTTTCGTGTGCTTTCGTTGGCCGGTCGGGTATCCACCTCGACACCCGATCCGGCTTGGTTAATTACGCAATCGCTGAGAATTTACCGCACATACGCGGGTTGTCGCAAAGCAGCTGGCCCGAGAAGTAAATCTTGGCGCTCGATGCGTTCTGGTTGATCGGCTTCTGGAACGGCTCGAACCGGAAATTCTCATCCTGGTGAACGAAGAGGTGCAGATAGTCTTCGTTCAGCATGAACAGGTTGCTCGCCGGAACGTGGTTGTCAACGATGAACGGTACACCGTTGAACATCAGGTTCGTGAAGCCGCCCTTGGCGGTCTCTTCGTCCTGGAACCGCTGCTGCGGCTGAAGGAGCGCGTAGTAATCGTTCTGAGTCGCCTGGGTTCCGACAAGCAGCGTCGGCTTGTCGTTGCCAACCACGCACTGGCCCCAAAGGGTCTGCATGGCGGGGATGGTCAGGAGCGTCGTGGTCGAATCGACCTGGCTGTTGAGCCAAGTGTATGTCGAACTGTTCACGCCGCCGTAGGTGCGGCTGGTGCCGACCGCGAGGCGCAACCCGATGAGGGCATTGGGCGTGGTGCCGAGGTTGTACAGCCCGGTGCCGAGCGTGTCGGCAAGGGTCTTTTCGGCCAGCTGAACCTTCGCCTTGACGAAGTTCACGATTGCGGCCTTGCCGGAGTTCATGAGTTCGTCTTTGCGGGCGATGGTGATGTTGGCATAGGCAAACGCCCAATCCAACACGATGCTGTCGATCTGGTCGTTGGAGGTAACGCTGAGAGTGTCGCTCCCACCGTTATACCAGCCTGCCGCCGAAGTCACAGCATAGGCCACGGGGGCCACAAGCTGCGTTCCACCGTCGATGAGCGTGAGCCACTTTTTGCGGGCACGCATGAGCAGGGGGTTCGACGTGAAGATGTTGTCGATGAGCTTCGGCACGAAATACTTGTGCGTGATTGATCCGAGTTCGCCGTAATTGATTACCGCCATGATAAAACTCCTTGTTGTGTTACGCTCCCATTTCCTTGATGGCGGCTTCGGCAATCTGACTGTAGTTCATGCCTGAAATATCGGGGCCGTCTGCCGACCTCGGTATGACGTGTCCGTTGGATACCACGCCTCGCCGCTTCTCTTCCTCAATCCTCTTGGCTTCATCTCTGAGCGCATCGGCCTTGGAGTTCTCCGCAACGCTTCCGAACATATAGAGCTTGTACGCATCTTCTAAATCCGTAAGACCCTTGTCGAAAGCCGTCTTGAGTATCCTCCACATCAGCGTGTGACCGCCTTCGTCTTCCGTTGACCAGTCGTGCTTTGCATACTTGGTCTGCAAATCGCTTTGCTCTTTGGCGAGGGACTCATCGGCCCGTTGATTGGCTATCTGAGTCTGAAACTCGTCAAATTGCGTCGCCTTTTGCTGGAACGGGGCAATCGCCTGCTGAATGAGTGGCTGAATCTGCTTGAGAAGGTCGCCATTGGCGTCAATGGCCGGTTGATCTCCGACCTTTTGAGCCGCGCCTAATCCGCTAACCGTATCCTGGTAGAGCTTCATGATCTGGGCCTTGAAACCAGGATTGGCGTCGAAAGCCTCTGCCAGCTTTTGATACTGGCCGGTTTTCTCTTCCAACTGCTTCAATGCCGCCTCGCGGGTATTGAGTTCAGCCGCCCTCTGAGAGTAGCCGTACCCCTGCTGCGCCCAATTAACGAGTTGTTCGCGGGTAGGAGGCACTATCTCCTTGTCGCGGAACTTCATTTTGAATTGGGAACCATCCCACGCACTCGCCGCCGCACCATCAGAGCCATTAGCCGGTTGTTCGACTGTGCCCGCATCCGTAGATGCTGCCGTTGCCTCGGGATCGGCTACCGCCGCTGCTGCTGCTTCGTCGTATGAAGAATCTGCCATAATATTCTACTCCCCTTTGGTTTGAAAGAAACGATAGTAGGGCCGACTACCGGCCCATACTTTACTTGTCCATCGGCGAAACAAGAACCGACTTGTCGGGCTGCGGAATCGCATGCTTGCCGGGCAGAATCGGGCTGCTCGCATCGAACGACCGCGACGGCGTACCGTCCTGCGTGTCGGCACTCACGAAATCCGTTGACTTCGCGCCGGACTTCTCGGCAGGAACGCGTGGGCCGAACGAATCAACGCCGTGCATGATGTCGCCATTGCTGCCGGTCGTGTTCTCATCGCCTTTGTAAAAACTCACACCTACGTCTGACATGGTTGCTCCTTGTTAAACGAACAATTTGGCGCCGGGCGCCGAGTTAAGGTCTTGACCGCCGCCCGCGAATGCACCGATAGGCCGATCCATCGGGGGAGTAGCCCCGGCAGGTGCGCCGGGTGCCGGGCTGGGCGGTACAGCACCGACCGGAGCGCTGGCAACAGGGCCGGGAGCTTGCCCGCCCTGACCGACCTTGCCTATCTCTTCCAACAGCGCCTTGAACAGCATGGTCAACGGCGAATCTTTGGGCTGCGTCATCACGAACTTACCGATGGTCTGCAAAGCGCTGATAACCGGATTCGGGGCGCCCTGCGCCATCGCCTGCGCTTGCTGGTCAGCTTGGCCATTGACCTCCGGCATCTGTGCGGCATCTGGATAACCGGCGCCGGGGCCGACTGATGGCATATTGGGAGCTTGCTGAATATCGGGCATGTGTTTCTCCTGTTGGCTATTGAATAATACAACTGTCAGAGCAAATTGTTATTACGATACCGGCCCGCCAAGAGCGCGGCCCATTGCGGCCATCTTCGGCGCTGCGGGCTTCTCAGGCGCGGGCGGCATCTGGCCGTTTGAAAGCGGCTGCAACGGCTGAACCTGTTGCTGGGATTGCGGTGCGGCCTGCTGTTGTGCGCCGAACGCCTTGCGCATGACATCCTTCTCGATTGCACCCGCATTGGGGTGCTGAGACAGCCACCGTTGATACACGGCGTCGCCGGGGTTTGATGCGCCCTGTGACGCCTGTTGTGATTGCTGGGGTTGGTCGGGCATACGTGCTCCTATGCTTGTGGTGTCGGTGCGGGTGGTTGCTGTGCGGCCTGTGCCGCTTCTGCGGCCTTCTGCATGCGCTGCCTGACCTTTTCCTTGTTCGGCCAGTCAACGGCGTTCAAAACCTCTTCCTGGTCGATCACTTGCTTGTCGAATAGCGTCATGGCGAGGTTGGCCCGCTTGTCCTTGGCGTATGGCAGGCTTGTGCCGCTGGTTACAGACAGGTCGAATAGCCCGCGCGATGGCTTGCCAACCGTCCAAGCGTTCTCGGGCACATGCTTCACCGTTGTCGTTCCGTCTTCGTTCAGCGCCTCGACAGCGTTGTATTTAAGCTGGTGGTACACGTAGCCGTCTGCCGTTTTGTCGATGAAAAACTCGAAGAATTGCGGGTTTGCGCCCTGCCCGGTGATCTTCACAATTCGCGGTAGCCGGTAGTTCTGCAACATCGTGGCGATAACCAGATAACCAAGCTGAGTCAAGCTGCATTCGAGGTTCCTGTCTTTGAGCCTAATGCGCGTCTGGCTGGCTTCCTGAAGCGTCTGGATGGCACTGTTGGCCGTCACGCCGGTAGGCTTGCGGCCCCGTGTCTCATCGTGTACGCCCGTCTCGTAGTCGGCAAGCTGGAATAGCAATTGGTAGAGTCGGAACATTGAGCCCGGCATCTCGGGCGGCGGCTTGCGGTCGATCTCGCCCGGCCCGGTCTTGACGATGATCTGCCCCACGCCGTTGGTGATCATCGAGGCATCAACGCCGGTCGAACTGTCGATAATCCACGGTGTATTATTTACGAGAATGCCGTTGTCCATGATGACGGCCAGAATGCGGTTTATCATGTCCTGCGCACGGATGACGCTCTCATTGATCTCGCCATCGCCGTAGAACTTGCGCTGCCGTACATGGTCAACGAGGCGCACGAATGGCTTTTTACCATCGTCGCGGGGGCTTGGCTTGGATTGCAGGAGTAGCTTCTGACTCGGGATGATCGTAATGACCTTGCCATTGGGATTCTTGAGCTTTTTACCCATCAACGGCATACCGTCAGGACCGGTCTTGGCCTTGCCGTCCTTGTCGGTCTCCTGAAAGTCCTCAATCGTGTCATCGGTCGCCCAGCATTCGGCTATCAGCACATCGCCGGTCATTGCCCCATGCTTTTCGACGTCTGTGAGGTTCCGCATGGTAGTTTTCTGCGTGGTGAGCGCAATGGGTACGATGTCGCCGGAATACGCCTTGTTCTTGTTGCTCCCGTATTCCTGGTCAAGCTCTTTGCCGCTGCCGTCGGGGTGTATGCGGTCGGCAACTTCGGGGAATGCCCGCTTCAGGTCACCCACGGCCTTGCTCATCAGGTGAACCGCCCACGGGCACGTCTCATCGAAGTCCAGAGTGCCCTTCTTGGTCAGCACGGTCTTGGGGTCACAGATGGTCACATCAACATCACCAATCCCGCACTTCTTTTCCTCGTTCCAAATGACCTTGGCTATGCCAATCGGGTACATGAGCGCGTCTTTGACCCACACGGGGATCTTGAAATCCATGTTTTCGGTTTCCCACCACGAGCGGTTCACATCCGTCATCGTGTTGGCAAAATCGAAGTCATCGGGGTTACGGCCAGAATAGTTGAAGCCGGGGCTGGTGTCGGTCATTATCGGCAGGATGGTCTCGACGGTCGGGCGGCACACGTTGGCAACCGGCGAACTGCGCCACTTGGGGCGGGAATTGGGCCACTGCTTGGCATCGTAATACTGTTCGGCCTTGTCCCAATCCTTCTCGCGCTCTTGCAGGTGCTTCTTGCCCTCTTCGATGCACCGGAGCACGAAATCAACGTCTTTTACGTCCTGTTCTGACTCTTGCTGAGATTGTGCTATCGGCGGGGCGGATATGTTGTCACTGGCAGAAAGATTATTCGAGGGCAATTCAAGGGCTGCGGCCATGTTTATGGTCTCCGGTTGTCTTTAATAATACAACGGGAGGCCATAAATGTTATCACCATACCGCGTCTCTGATCTTCTCAAGCAGGTCGTCGGGCAGTTCGGTTATCTCGCGGATGTCACACCCTTTCTTGATGGCGATTACCGGCGTCTGGCCGAAGCACTTGGCTGGTAACCCGGCGAGAAGCTGCCCGAGGTCGTTGCACTCCTTCTTGTCCTTGGCCGTTATCACGATCACCGACCGCCAAGACGGGCGCAGGCGACGGATTTTCCACACAAAGATGAGTTTAAACAGGAATTTGAGCATTATTCTGCCTCCAAGTCCACCCAAAGTTTCTCGAAATCTCCGCGATTAACCTTCCACATCACGTATGGTGCCGGATGGGTTGCCGCAACGTGAATATTTTTGAGAACAATGTCGATGTCAGACAACCCCCAAGAATCATCGTCGGAACAATCGGAGTTGATCGAATCCCGCTCAAGCACAACGCCACTCATCGGGGGTATCAAAAAGCCCATGCAAGAGAAAACTCCCTGAAGTCTTGACAAAACACTCTTGCCGCCGACAAAATGACACAGAGTAATTACCCCTACAGGCTTTCCGGCTATGCGAGGATCGGCTTCAAGGTGTGTAAAGTCTTCGATGAATTTCTGCATTGGTGATCCGCACGAATCCCAATAGGTTCCGGTAATGAGAAGGTACGCATCGGCGGCGCACAAGTCGCGCTCTAATGGCATTTTTTCGGAGAGATATACCACTTCGGTTTCCTCAAATGGCGATAAGACTGTTATTGCCTTAATAATCTCGCCACAATTCTTTGTCCTGCCGTGAATGCCGCCCTCGATAATTAATAGCTTCATATTCCCCCTATTCGGTTATCGCGTTGTCGAATGCGCCACGCGGGAAGTCAAACTCTTTCCGCTTGGGCGCGTATGGCATCGGCGCATCGGTTCCGACCTCGACCATGTTGTGGCCGGTCGCCCGCTTGTAGTCGCTTTTGGCACGTTGAATGTCCTGCTTGCTGGTGATGTTTCGGCCTAACCCTTGGTCGTAGTAGTCGAACCACGGGGCCTCGATCATCGGGGCCGTGTATTGGCGCTCCATCGTGGCGTCGCACTTCAGGCACATCTCCGGCGCGGCGCAGTCGGACACCGGGCGCACCACCTCTTTGTAATCGCCGCACATCGGGCACTTGAAAGGGTAGACTGGCATACTACAAATCCTCGTATGTTTGTTCTTCGGCCTTGCGGTTGACCTTGGCCGCGCTGTGCTGGGTAGCCGTGGACTGCTTGCGAGTGGAGAGCACGGAAGCACACCCTACGGACCCATAGCGCGTCTGGTCGGCCTCATCGTCGCCCGCCTGCTTCAGGTATACTTCCTGGTCGTTCTTGTCGGTGATGACCGCCGCCATGCCGTCAACGAGCGTCGTATTCCACCCGCCGCCGA